AGTAAAGATACTGTCATCAGCATCGGCGGATACAGCTTTACACCCGCTAAATTGATGATCGCATTTGGTATTGTTTCTTCTGTGATTGGAGGCATGTATGGTGTCTTCGAGGCGTATAAAGATTATGAGGGCATGAAGAAGAAAATTGCAAATTATGTTGCACCAGATTTCAGTGAGTATGAAGCAAGAATTATAAAATTGGAAGCAGATAACGAAAAGATGTTGGGATACACCCGTGATGTGAACACGAATCTCAAAGGCGATATTCGTCGAACCGAACAAGTTTTAGAAGGCGTTGAACGTGGTTCAAAAGTTGCTCAACGTGAAGTCGAAAAAGACATTAATGATATCCGTAGACAAATTGATAGTGAAATAAAAGAGATTCGCCGCAGTGCTGATTCACAAGTGAGAGAAATGCAGAAACAAGTAGATTCTACCGTGCAGAATGTTAATGAGCGTGTCAATCGTATTGAGCGTGAAACAAATGCTGAACTTAGAACTATTCGCCGTGAAGTGGATGATAAAATTAAGAAAGCGTTAGACAATCCTTTGGCGAATTAATGGATCCAATAACACTAATGGGGACTGTTACCGCAGCCTTTAATGGTCTTAAGGCTGCGGTTAAGGTTGGGCAGGAAGTGGAAGGTGTTTATAAACAGCTTTCTAAGTGGGCCGATGCTGCTGGACAACTACAACAGTTAATTAATGATAGAAAAAGTGATACTGGCGAACAAAAGCATGGCATTTTTGAGAAAATTGGATTTGGAAAAAGCGAAACAGCCGAAGCCTTTGATATTATCATAGCACAACAAAAGCTTAGAGAAATGGATGCAGAAATATATAATATGTTTTACTATGGAGAATTGCAGCATTTGGGTGCCGAAGGATACAGTCAGTTCATTCAACTGCGCCGAGAAATACGTGAGCGTAGAGAGAGAATGATTCGTGATCAAGCGAGAAGAAGAAAGCGATTTATAGAAAATGTTTTTTGGGGAACAATGTTAATTATAACTCTTACTGTAGCGATAAAATTCTTTGCTTGGATTTTTGATTTCGGACGTGAGGCAGGTAAATGGTGAAAAAAATAAATGATGATTTTATCGTTGGAGCATTATTGGGTGCTCTTACCGTAATTGTAATTGAATTCTTTATGCTCATGATATACGGTTTAGTGGGTGCAATTAAAGCAATGATTTCCTAATCGGATATATAACATTGACATTTTCATTTATGGGAGAGTTATATGTCAATTTTTCATATTTTTTGTGAATCTTGTGGTGCCGACTATTCATTAGATATATTTTTCGATGGCCAAAAAAGACAACCCAAATTTTGTACATGCTGTGGGGCGGAAATCGACCCATCATCAATTGCGGAAGAGGAATCAGATAAAATAAAAGATGATTGGAATGAATCCGATGACGATCTTTTTACTGAAGATTGGCGAGATGACTGGAGATGATTATTGCTGGCATTGACTACTCGATGACATCACCAGCAATATGCATATTTGATACTGAAAAAGAATGGAAATATGACAATTGCTCCTTTTTCTTTTTGACGGAAACAAAAAAATATGATGTAATAGTTGATAATATCGTAGGAAGTTATTTCGAATACCCTACGGAAATTCAAAGATTCGACTTGATTTCTTCTTTTTTTCTTGATAGAATGCTAGAGCGTGAAGTTTCAAAAGTCTTCCTAGAAAACTATTCCCTCGGATCTAAAGGTCGAGTATTCAACATAGCAGAGAACACAGGTATTCTAAAGTATAGAATGTGGAACTTTGGATTGGAATACGAAACTGTTCCTCCCACGGTGATCAAAAAGTTTGCCACTGGCAAAGGTAACGCTAACAAGGAAAAAATGCAGGAGTTTTTTATAGAAGAAACTCAAATTGATCTAAAAAGTAGACTAAGTATGACAGAGAAGCAGTGGAATCCATCCTCAGATATCATTGATGCATATTGGATATGTAAGTTTGGATATCAACAAGTAATAAATAAATCATAGGTGATATATGAATAAAACAAATTCGGACTTGAAGAAATTGGATGAGATTATAAATTCAAACAAAATTTATGATGTCAAGCCTCTCGGCAATTTGATCACAATTTATCTTGTCGGAGAAATTGGATCCGCAGAGAACTATTTGGACTGCTTCGATATCATACGAAATGCAAATGAAAATGATGTTGTTAGAATTAACATCAATTCTCCTGGTGGCGATTTGTTCACCACGATTCAATTTTTGCGCGCCTTATCTGAAACTCAAGCAACAACGATTGCATCGGCAGAGGGTTGCTGCATGTCTGCGGCAACGATGATTTTTCTCTCAGCACAAAACTTTGAAATCTCTGATCACTGCCTATTCATGATTCACAATTATTCTGGATTCTCTTTTGGTAAAGGTGGTGAGATGTATGATCAACTCATCAACGAAAGAAAATGGTCGGAAAAAATTGTACAAAAAATTTACGAAAAATTCTTGACAGAAGAGGAAATTGAATCTGTCCTCAATAACAAAGACCTTTGGATGGAAGGCGAAGAGGTCATGAATCGATTGAAATCTAAAATAGAAGCGGAAAAAGAAGAAAGCGAAAAATCTTCTAAGCCTGTGACACAGAAAAAACCAAGACAAACAAAATCAACTAGGGCAACAACCAAAAAGCGGGCTTAATATATCATGAAAAATTTGTTTTTGATTAGTTCCGCAATCAATGCGAAACACGGAATATACACGCCGCGCGAGAGGTTTGCTCAAACCGCAGCAACATGCAAATCAATACAAACATATTGCCCTGGCGCCGAAATGATTATTCTAGACGGAGGTGTGAGAGAAATAAGTCAAATTCATCTAGAACAATTTCATAACGAACTTGGCGTCAAAGATGTTATCTCTTACGCTAAAGATGAAAATGTAAAAAGAATTCAACAAATTCATAATCATGATGTTGTAAAAAATGTTATTGAAGTCTTAATGTATAAAACATATTTTGAATCGGTCGAACAATTTAACTGTGATAGAGTTTTTAAGATTAGTGGTCGATATCGTTTAAATTCTAAATTCAACTTAGACATCCATAAGTCTGCAATAGAAAAAATTGTAATTCGTGGTCCATTCAAAAGTCAATTTCCGTCAGATATTACTGGCGGGGTCGAAGCACAATACATGTCCAGATTGTGGAGTTTTGATTCGATTATGTTACCTTACATAAGAGATGCATATTCGAAAATATTAGAATTGATGCTTGAGCGGCAGAAAACAGGATACATTGACATTGAGCACTGCCTATATGCAGTTCTTGATACAAATATCATTGTTGAAGCAGACCCTATTGGCGTTGAAGGTAATATTGCACCTAATGGTGTGGGAGTTTCAGATTGAACAAATTTAAAATTTTTCAAGTGTGCTTTGATGAAGAACAACTAAGAACAGTTCATCATTTGTTCACGCCATTTGATAATACAAAAAACGAAAGACCAGAACTTAGAGAATATCACAATCTCATGAGAATTTTCTATGAGGGTCATACAAAAGATGTAGACCTTTGGGGTGCGTTTGGATCTAGATGGCGCAGAAAACTTCGAGTGAATGCTTCTGAAATTATTTCTCAGATTGAAAACAATCCAGGGCATGATGTATATCTATTTAATCATTGCAGAGTTCAAGAAGCATTGACGAAAAACGTTTGGGAACAGGGCGAATTTCATCACAAAGGTATCACACAGGTTGCCAAAAAGGCTTTGTTTATTTGTGGATATCAAGAAAACTATGTGAATGAAATTATGGCAGACAAAGAAACAGTCTATAGCCATTACATTGTAGCATCAAATCATTTCTGGAAAGAATATTTACTATTTCTGATTAAAATTAAAGACGCACTAAGTAATTTGCCACCAGAAGAAAAACGTTTATTTGAAAGTAGTGCCAACTATGTTCGTGACGGATCGTTGAATTTGTTTCCGTTCATCATCGAGAGAATGCTCAGTACGTATCTTGTAATGAATAACTTTAATGTGTATCATATGCCATATGACTATACACTCTATGACATCGACTTAGAAACGGCAGATAAACTTGGTTATGTAAATACTCTGAAAAACGAAGCGCAGGCTGGCAATAATGAGTCTTTTGAAAAGTGGCAATTGTACAGGACTGCCGTTGTACAGTCTGCACCAAACCTCATGCACATTGATGGTTGACAATTCAGAAAAAGTCTGATATAGTGTGAGCATCCTATTTAAGGAGTTATATGATGAAAGATAAATCGTGGATTGTTACTCTCGAAACTGATCCTGAAACAGGAGAACTCATTCTTCCTTTGAATGATGAGATTTTAGAAGGTGCCAATTTGAAAGTTGGCGACACTATCGAATGGATTGACAACAAAGATGGAAGTTGGACTATGAAGAAAAAAGAACTTGAATGGGTGTTGGTGGAATGCGTTTCTACTTTTCGGCAGCGATATGTGGTTCAAGTGCCTGCTGGCAAAGAAGAATGGGCACTCGATACCGTGTCAATGGAAGAAGCGGCAGAGTTTTCTCAGAAACATCTAGGGGAAACTATCGTCAGCCATAGGGTCATTACCCAAGAAGATGCAATAAAATTGTGTGACGAGGATAATGGATATGTCTCAACCTGGCCAGAAGAAAAGAAAATTGAAACTTTCTTCACTAAAGTTGAAGATTAGAAATTTTTTCACGTGTCCTCCCTATGATTTCACAATCATGGAATATATAATAATCATAGGGTTTTCTATTTTCTTAATATATAAGTTGTTGCCATAATGTTTTTGTATAGAGTAGAAGTTAAAGTTGCCACAAATCCAGGTATGGGTATGGGACTATTTGCAAAAGAATTTATTCCAAAAGGCAGCATAGTTTGGGAGTTCGTTGATGGTGTCGATCTGAAAATCCCACTGGAAAAAATTAATCAATTGCACCCTGTACAAAGAGAGCATTTCGAAAAGTATGGTTGGATTGAAAATGCCGAAAAAGATTTTTATTATATGTCTTGTGATTTGACAAGTTTTATTAATCATAGTTTTAATCCAAATGTTGAAGCCGAGGGAATGATAACCAAGGCAATCAAAGATATCAATATTGGCGATGAAGTCTTTATAGACTACAGTACATTTTCTTCAGATTTTGACGCAAACGAATTGAGTTTATAGATGAAAGTAAAAATTGGTGGTTACAAAAGTTGGATCGGTCCGTATCAGATTGCCGATAAGATTTTCTTTTGGCACGAAAAATATCCAGAAGATGCTTTGGCTGAACGGTGGGACTACAAACTTCATGAGAAGTTTGGCGACTGGCTCGCAATGAATAAGCGCGGAGACGATTCTGCGCTAACCAAGTTTTGCAATTGGCTAGAAACTAAAAGAAAGCGCCGCATCAAAGTGAGAATTGATCATTACGATACTTGGTCTATGGATCATACTCTAGCATACATCATTGCACCAATGCTCAAGCAGTTGCAAGAAACTAAGCATGGCGCGCCTTTCGTAGACGATGAAGATGTACCAGAACATCTGCGTAGCACCAATGCACCACCAAAAGAGAATGAGTGGGACACCGACGAAAATCATTTCAAGCGTTGGGATTGGGTGATGGAAGAAATGATTTGGGCATTTGAAATTCACAATGATGACAATGCCGAAGATCAATTTTTTGATCATTCTGAAGTTGATAGAAGAGCAGACCTTGGCGAACAATTTACTAGAGTAAAAGTAGATGATGCTGGCCTAAAAGCTTTTCAAGATCGTAAGCAAAACGCATTTAGGCTCTTTGGAAAATACTATCAAGCACTGTGGGATTAAATCATGAAAATTGCTCTATGTTCAGACATTCATTTAGAGTTTGGTCATCTGCCCATTGAAAATACTGAAAATGCAGACGTTCTCCTTTTGGCAGGAGATATCTGCACTGCTCACGGCTTCTCAGATGATTTAACTCGAAATTCATATTATGAATTTTTTAAACATTGTTCTCTGGAGTTTGGTGATGTAATTTACATCATGGGCAATCATGAACATTACAGAGGCGATTTCAGCACAACATATTCTATTCTAAAAGAAGAACTGAAAATTCATAAGAATATTCATGTCTTCGAAAAAGAATATTGCGAAATCAAAGACCATGTTTTCATTGGACAAACTTTGTGGACCGATTTCAACAAAGAAAATTCTTTGAGCATGCGAACCTGTGAAGGCATGATGAATGATTATCGGGTTATTCGAAACTCTGAAAAGGGACGAAGGTTAATTGCTTTAGACACGTTATATCATCACAAAACTTCTTTGGAAAAAATTGATGAAGTCTACAATCAATTCGATAAGCCAATTGTTGTAGTTGGACATCATGCACCATCAAAGCTAAGTGTTAAGCCGCAGTATGAACACGATTTTCATATAAATGGTGCATACAGTTCAAATCTAGATGAATTCATCGTAAATCATCCTAGAATTAAATTGTGGGTTCATGGCCATACACACAACGAGTTTGACTATATAATTGGCGAGACTCGCGTAGTATGCAATCCTAGAGGCTATGTCAATTACGAAAGAGCTAGCCAAGAGGACGATCCGTATTACCCTAAATTTATAACTTTATAAATACTTTTAGAATTTTGTGGGAGAAAATCATGAAAGAAAAACTTAAATCCTTGTTTGTTTATTTCTTTGGTAAAAAGCCTGATCCTAAACCTGAGCCTGAACCAGTCAAAACTGAGCCAGTAAAGTTGGAGCCTGTGACGGTGCTTCAGCCACCAGTTTTACACAAGATTGAGGATCCGATTGCGCCTCAGGCACCAGAACCTACTTGGAAAGAATGGAAAAGAAATCCAGAAGAACCTGCGGCGAAAGTTGAGGCTCCCGTTTCTCAGCCCGTTGCCAAGGTCAAAAAGCCTGAATCTAAGGGAAAGTCAAAGAAATCGACGAAGCCCAATAGTGTCAAAAAAACAACAGTTAAAAAAGGTGCTTGACACGGTAGCAATTTAGGAGTAAAATAGGGGGTGTTGGAGATAAAAATGCGACTCAAAACTTTAGCTTTGGCACTACTTCTTGCTTCTGGCTCTGCTGCTGCGCAACACGTAACTTACGCGAACGTTATTCACGTAAGTGAAACTCAACACGTTCAGACTGTTGGACACAACATTCAGACGGTTTGCAGAAATCAGAGTCAACCGATTTACTCGAATGTTCCTGTGTATGGTCATGGGTATCATCCTCATCATGTAAGGGAACAACCGTGGCTTCGAACCCTTGCTGGTGTTCTTATCGGCGCGCATATCGGTGGCTCTGGTGATGCCCGAGTCGCCGGCGCGTTGATTGGTGGTGCAGTTGCTCATGGAACTTCTATGCCTTACGGATATCATCAGCCTCACGTGGTAGGCTATGCTCCGCAAATAGTCGGATATCAAAACTATCCTGTATGCGAAAACGTTCAAGTTCCGGTGCAATCTGTCGAACGCCGATTTATTGTTCATTATGAAATTAATGGCCACAGGAACACCGTAGTCTTACCATATCACCCTGGAAACACTCTCGCTGTTCCAGTTGTTCCGCAGTTTCGATAACATGTTTTTCATCTACGGAAGACTTGACAGTAAAGCATGTGACAAAGCAGAATTTTTATTGTATACTCTAGGGTATGAATATCGTTTTTATGTTTTGGGCCGAGACTTTACACTGAAGCAATTCAACAGATTACTTCCTGGTGAGGATACGGTACCTCAAGTATTTTACAACACGAAACACATTGGAGGTATTAGAGATTTATATGAATACCTATATACAAATAAAAGTCTCATTGACGGGGACCCTTACAGACTTTCAATGGCTGAAAGATTTTTTGATATCGATGTGGAAGACAAATAGGATTGAAGTCACACTAAGAAGCCCTGGCGGATCAAGTGTTTTGATTTGGAATATTGAAAAGAATTCTTGGAGAAGTTGTTTAGCATGAAAAAAATTACTGGTGCTGACCCCATGCTCGGACCTGAACCATTATGGAAAGATCATGAGAAGAATGGCGAGAAAGAATTTCTCATCAAAGCATTCAATTGGTACAATCATTGTTGCGATAAAAAGGACGCTAAAGAATTTGTTCTCGACTACATGAAAAATGTAGGGCGCGACAAAGATGAAATTGCGACTGTTCGAGGAGTGTCCGAATCAAACTTTGAAGTTCAGTTTGGTTGGATTGCTAGGATGATGACCGCAGGATTTGTGCCATCAGCAAAGACTAAAGACTATTTCATCAAACGATACAAAACAATTCAAACCGTTCAGGTTAAACAAAAACCTGTCGTTCAGACAGTTACTGTTCAGCCCGTAAACATTCAAGAACGAATTCGTGACAAGGCCCGAGATGAAATCGGTGACATTGAAGGAGTGATTGATGATTGCATTGCCAATCGATTCAAGAATACTCCTGATATGCAGGTCTACCTTAAGTCTAAAAATCTCAGTTCGGTTGTTCTAAACAAAATTTGTGATTGGTACATTCAAAAGTCTGCCGAGATTGATTCTGTGATTGAGTCAAAGGATCCGCAGATTAAAGAGGGCTATTCAAATTTCAGTAAGGCTGATTTGAAAAAGCTTAAAGAATTTTTAAACACAATTGTTTCTATCACAAATAAAACTTCGATTGACAACAAGCCTATTCGTAAGATTAGGAAGAAGAAAGAGAAGCCTGCATCACAGCTTGTTTCGAAGATGAAGTTTCTTTCAGAAGAAAAATCCCTTGGCCTGAAAGGTGTGCCAGTTGATAAAATCATCGGCGCAAATCAGATTTGGGTATACAACGTAAAGACAAAAGTTCTTGGTGTCTATCATGCTGAAGATGCCCGAGGACTCACAGTGAAAGGCAGCACAATACAAAACTTCAAAGAAGACATTTCTATCGGCAAACGTTTACGTAAACCAAAAGAAACGTTAGACGATCTTTTGGCTGCTGGCAAAGTTAAGCTTCGCCAACTTCTGCCAAATCTATCAACAAAAGAATCTGCATTGACAGGCAGAATTAATTCTGATACAATTATTGTTCGTATTGCTTAACATGGATTTAAAATGATTTTAATTGACTTGAATCAGGTGATGATTTCTAATTTGATGATGCAGCCTGATCTGGTGAAAAAGATTGACGAAAATCTAATTCGTCACATGGTCTTGAATAGTATTCGAATGTACAATGTCAAGTTTCATGAAACATATGGTAAGATTATCATATGCGCGGATGACAAGGGGTATTGGCGCAGAGATATTTTTCCATACTACAAGGCAAGCCGAAAGAAAGATCGCGCGGCATCACCATACGATTGGAATTTGATCTTCGAAACTCTAAACAAAATTCGAGAAGAAATCAAAGAAAACTTTCCCTATAAAGTGATTCAAGTAGACAAAACCGAGGCTGATGATGTCATCGGAACTATTTGCCACGCTTATGGTAAGTATCTGAACAATGAATCAACTGAAAGAATTTTGATCCTGTCAAGTGATAAAGATTTCATGCAATTGCAAAAGTTCTCAAACGTTGATCAATACAGTCCAATGGCAAAGAAATTTTTGCGAACATCAAATGCCAACGCCATGCTGAAAGAGCATATCATTCGAGGTGATCGTGGTGACGGCATTCCAAACATCCTGTCTGCGGATTCTACATTTGTAAATGAAGAACGCCAGCGTCCAGTTCAAGAGAAAAAACTAAATATTTGGATCAATCAAGAACCAGAAGACTTTTGTGATTCTATGATGTTGAGGAATTACAAAAGAAATGAAAGTCTGATTGATCTATCAAAGATTCCTCAAGAGTATCAGGATAAAATTCTTGATGCGTTTGAGAATGTTAAAGAAAACGGTAAGGATAAGATTTTTAACTTTTTCATTAAGAACAGAATGCGTAATTTAATGGAACACATACAGGAGTTTTAAAGTGCCAATTGATATTTCTAGAATGACATTGCCAGAGATGCTGAAGCATGTCGCTGATCTTCCTGCGAAGGATAGAGGCGGTGCGATAAAGGCTATCTCGAATCTAAAGCCTGATTTGAAAAAAGTTTTGCAATTAACCTATCATAAAGATTTGGTGTTTGATTTGCCAGAAGGTGATCCTCCATACAAACCTCTTGACGTTCCAGACAATTGGGGGTATAATAGAATGCCTAAGGAGTTGAGAAAGGTTGGATATTTTCTTCGAGGCACACAAAACAATTTGACTAAGTATCAAAAAGAGAAAATGTTTATTGATATGTTAGAGAGTGTGTCTCCAGAAGAGGCACAGTTATTTCTAATGATCAAAAACAAAAAAATTACTTACAAAGGCATTACTAGGAAACTTATTGAAGAGTCGATGCCTGAACTTCTAGTTGGGGAAAAAGAAAATTCAAATGTCAAATCAAGATAAGAAAATTAAAAACTTTCGGGAATTCTATG